TCTCCTCCGGTGTCTCGTCTTCTTTGGCAATCATGTAACCGCCGGTTTTGCGGATGGCGGGGAGGATCTCTTCGCATACCCAGTCTTGGAACTTTCCTGCCTCGGGTAATTTGGAGCGCATAACTAAGCGGTAAACATCGGATTCTGGGATGAAAGAGATTTCTACTTTCTGTTCTGTACTTTTACCATATTGGTTTGTTGTGATTGAGACCCCCTCGTGTTTCACGACCCCCTTACAATGTCTATTGATAGCATCATATCGATTACTATACCCTAACATCGCTGCCACATCATTGGCCACAAACATTGGTTTATCATCTATAACCGTAACTCTGATTTGTCCGAATACCGGACTTTGGAAATATTGTATCTTCGCTTCCATAATGAGTCGTATTTAAAAGTGAAAGGGCAAAGACCGGAATTGCCTATTGTGGCTGTTTGCAATTCCAATCAATGCCCTTTATTAATATCTTTCTCTGGAGAACAGCCACGAGCTCCGGATTAGAACGTTCTGAAGTAATATATAAGTCAGATTTTCTTTTTCCGGAGGCAGATGGCGATACCTTCTATACTTTCGCTTTTTGTGCCTGTAGTTTCGAATTTAACTTCTCAGCCTCCTTTTGCATATTTTCGGAAGCATGTTTGATGTAGTACAGCATCCCTTCGGTTCTTCCGATTTCTCGACCGGTATTGAATGCGGCTTGCAGTTCTGGAGTGGAGTATTTACCCATTTCGGAGGGTTGGGCCGTCCTTTTGCCGTTACTATTGTTGGCGGCATTGGAATCCTTGGAATTGATAGACATATATAATAAAAAAAGGTATTCGTGCCTTTCCTGCTGTCTATCACATTCCAAGGGATGTTGTGGTCCCATTACAGTTCCACACAGGGGTACACGAATACCAAATATCGTTATACAATAAATGTGTGTGCATAAAAAATGCCCACATCCCTTAGTTAAATATGATAGACACCACAAAGATGAGCACTAATTCTGAATCCCACAAGAAAAAATAGAAATACCTTTGCGTTTTCATCTTGTTGTGCTATTTTTGCGTTATGTGGAAAGAGAAATTAGGAAACTATTTGATTGATGTCTCGAAATATATCTTTACAGGTGTAGTGGTAGCGTCTTTATTCAAGGATATGGAAGATAATAAGTGGCTGATTTATGGCCTAGGCTTTACGTCTTCTATTTTAGCCTTAATAGCAGGATTGGTATTAACGAATAAGAAAAAGGAGGATAAGTAATGGGAGCTATAATTGGATTCGCCGTGATAGGCATACCTTGTGCCGCATTTTTGATCTATTGCCTTACGCCTTCTGGCAAACAATGGCTTAGATCCAATCACATGATTTGACAAGATAGATTCTTATAGGAATAATTTAGAGATGAAAGCCTGCCGGTTGTCCGGTGGGCTTTTTTTATACCCGGAATTTTCTTCCCCTCCCTTATATTTTAAACAGAAAACTCTTATGACAATTTTAGATTTAATCAAGGCGGCATGTAAGACAAAAGGCGTGCCGGAGAAGTATGCGGAACGTATTCAGAAAACGTTCAAGATTGAGAAAGCCGAGGGGATGGAGGCTTTCGTGGACCTGTTCAAGGATAATATTCTTCCGGCAATCCAAGAAGCGGAGAATGAAGCTAAGACTACGGCTGAAACGGCCGCTGTCGCCGCTTATGAAGCCAAGCATGGGTTGAAGGATGGTAAACCGGTAGAAGATCCGGATAAGAACAAGAAAACGGAAGAAGAGCTGTTGAAGGATCTTAGCCCGGAACTGAAAGCTTATCTGGAAAGTATGAGGAAGAGCGTCGATGATATGGCTAAGAAGGTGGGCGATTCCATTACCAACTCGGCAAACGAGGCTAAGAAAGAAACAGTCCGTAAGCAGTTGAAGGATGCCGGTCTTCCGGATAGCTGGCTGGGACGTGTGGACTTGGCTTCGGAAACCTCTATCGAGGATCAAATCAAGGCGCTTTCCGAAGAGTTTACCGGAATCCAGCAAAAGGCGATCGATGATGCCGTGGCCCGTGGTGATTACGCTCCCGGTTCCGTGAATCTTCCGGAGCGTTCCGAGGCGGATTGGGCGAAGCTGATGGATCAAGATGCCGACAAGAGCGCAAATAATCCCGGTGTGGTGAACCTGGGTATTGAATAATCCAAGAAAAGTGTAACGTTATGTACAGAAAAAGAGAAAGAGAATTCCAGTATCCTCCCGGAATTGAAAAGATTATTGAGGATGTGATCGGCGGTGGGACGATTGACCGCCGGGATTTGCGGAACGCTTTGTTCAATGGCAAGTCGTTGGACGAGCTTCCTCCGATCGTGATCGTGGTGAAAGATCCGGAAACTGGGCTGTATCATGTATTGAAGACGGCGATGGCTTCCGATGCTGGCAATGAAACTACTTATAAGGTGTCCAAGAATCATCTGTTTGGTGTGGGTGACTTCGTGACAATTGGTGGCGCTTTGACTGGCGCTTCCGATAAGATCACAGCTATTGATAAGAGTAATGCGGATTTCGATACGATTACGCTGGCTGCAACGATTGGGGCTGCAACAAAAGGTCAAGTATTGGTTCAGGCTAAAGACAAGCAGGCTGCGAAAGCCGCCAAGTTACCTTATGATGGCGAATTGGTCGTCACGATGAATAAAGTCGACTTGACTGTAGCTAACCAGCAGTCCGGGTTATTGGTAAGAGGTACGGTAAACGAATCCTGTATGCCGTTCCCAGTAGATAAGGACTTAAAGGCATTAATGTCGTTTATCCGTTTTGTGTAATCCATTAAAATCTGATATATGGAAAGAAGTTTAATTAAACAGGTGAATAAAAAGAACATGGCGGCTCGTTTGAATACCCGCCATGTGAAACCAGTCGTTTTCCCGAACTTCTTCGGGGTGAAAAGAAAGACTTCGTTGAAGTGGGAGACACTGACCGGCGAGAAAGGTGCTCCGGTAATGGCAGATGTGATCTCTTTTGACGCTTCCGCTCCGCAGAAGACGCGCGAGGTAATCAGCAAGTTGTCCGGTGATATTCCAAAGACAGCCGTTAAGCGTGGTATGAACGAAAGTGATTACAACGAGTACAAACAGTTGGAACGTGACGCACAGGGTGACGCAGATCAATTGGCATTGCTGAACCTGGCTTTCAAGGATCAGGATTTCGTGTATAACTCCGTCCGTGCCCGTTTCGAATGGTGGTGTATGCAGCTCATGAGCCGTGCGGGTTTCCATTTGTCGGCAAAGAATAATGGCGGTGTCGTTACGGCTGAGTTTGTTGGTTGCGGTATGCCGAAGAAGAACCAGCGTAAATCTTCTGTAGATTGGAGCAACGCTTCAACGGCTAACGGCTTGCAGGATATCGAAGATACGGTTGTTGCTGCTTCTGCCGAGGGAGTAACGATTCGCTATGTAGTGATGCACGTGGCTGACTTCTCTTTATTGAAGAAGCAGAAATCAACATTCGACACATTGAAGGCATGGGTTAATTCGTCTTCAAAAATATTGGTAACGAAAAATCTTATCAACGAGTATCTGGCCGAACAGGAAATCCCGGTAAAGATCATCACTGTGAATCCGTCTGTCCGTATCGAGGATAAGGCTCACCGCCGTAAGACGATCAATCCGTGGGAGCGTAAACGTGTATGCTTCCTGGAGGATCTGAAGGTTGGTGATATCCAGCACGGACCGATTGCAGCCGAATCTTCCGCTACCTTGCAGAAGATTGCCCTCATGGTAAAACAGGATTGGGTATTGGTTACCAAATGGTCTGAACTGGAACCGTTCAAGGAATGGACGAAAGCAGAAGCAAATGCTATCCCTGTCGTAAACGATCCGGATGCCATGTTCATCATGAAGGTGGATGGCCAGGATTGGAACGCATCTGAAGATACTGAAGGTACGGATGATATCCCGGCAACATTCTTAGGTGAAACCGTTGAACCGGAAGATCAGATGATTCAGGATACTGAAAACGGAGAATAACAATCATGGCTAAGACGATTCGAGATACAATACTAGCTTATCCCGGTCTCGCGGATTGTGAAGATTTTTTGGATAACGTCGTTTTGCCGGGACACGGTTTTGAAGGTACAGAAGATAGTAAGACGATCGATATTCAAAAACAAAAGCTGGTGGCTGCCGACCTTTATTCCATGGTCGGTGGTCTGCCAGACTTTACCGAAAACAAGCTTTCTATCACATATCCCCGTTCCTGGTATGATGCTATGGCAAAACGGCTGTATAGGGAAGGTGGAGAACCGGAGAAAGCAGAACTGATCGGGAATAAGATTGAAGTTCCAAAAGGAAGGGCGCAAAACAGATGGTAAGACGGTATTCACATAAGGCAATAGTAACAATCCAATCCGGACAATTGGTAAAAGGGGAATGGGTTGCCGGAGAACCGACGGAAATAGAGGTTACAGGGCAATACTTTCCATCCAATAGCGGACAGCAGTTAAAGCAGAATGTTGATGGAAAGGAATTTATCGTACACGGTGAGTTCTCTACAAAGATACGTCCCGTGGAAAATGCAAAACGGATTCGGATTGATAGTATCGCTCTCGATGTGGATATTATCTGTTGGGAGCCGTTTCAGACTCACTCTGTAATTTATGTATAGCGATGGCAAGGAAAGGTGGTTTGACTCCGATGTGGAGCGATAGAGAAGTAGAACGTTGGTTTGATTATTTTGTGGACCGGGCGGAAGAGCGGATATACAAATTATTGCAACGTGCCGGGGAAGAGTTCGTGAAGCTTGCCCGAAAGAAAGGAAACTATCAGGATCATACTGGTAACCTCCGTAGCTCTATCGGTTATGTGATCGTCAAGGATGGCGATATATTGACCGAGAACTACGAGTTGTCAGATAAGAAAGGTACCGATAAATATACGGGATTGAGAGAGGCTAAAAGGCTCGTATCAGAATTACTACCCCTTTATAAGAATGGCTGGGTATTGATTGGTGTAGCCGCTATGCCTTATGCCAAGTATGTGGAAGCAATCGAAAATCTGGATGTTATCTCCGTTGCCACGGAACATGCTGAGGATTGGATCAAGAAACAGAGTCGAACGTTATTTGATAAACTCGCTGAGAAAGGATATTGAACATGGCTAATCAGTTTGATATAGTAGATATCGTGTATGATGCGGTTGAACCGGTCAGTACGAGCTTTATTCTGTACAAAGATCGCTCTGGTGATGGTGAGACAAAGAATCATATCACAATCCGGATGCTCACGTTAAATGAAACAGAGGTTGTGAATAAAGGTTCGGTTAATATCAACGTATTTGTGAAGAATCAAGCGAAAGGCAGGCCTGATCGACAGCTAATGAAAGGAGTGACACGAAAAGTTAAGTCTGCACTACGAAATATCACACCTCCTTTCGGCATGTATTGGAAATCTCGGATCGTATGGTCCGAACCTCTTGGCGAAGCAAAAGAAGGCTTCGATTGTACAAATATAAGATTTGAAGTAATAACAGAAATAGATTAAGAATATGGCTAATGAAAGAAGTTTGGCGGTAGGCGTATCCTTCTTAGGATATGGTGACCCCGGTGATGGTGTTCCGGCCTCTATTTATACACAGTGTCCGATCGTTCATGAAGGCTCAGTTGCTTTCAATTTCAATGAAGCGACCTCTGTCGATTTTCGTGCGGAAGGGATGAAAGATCCTTGGGAGTCATTCGATAAGGCTGGCGACCCGGATAGTTTTGAATTTGCTATCCCGTCGCCGACAGCTCAGGAGATGCTCGCGTTTTGTGGTGGTTCTGTAAGTGGTGGTAAGTGGAATGCTCCGATTGATATTCCAAATATCCGCAAATCGTTCAAGATACAGACAACACCGTACAAAGGTAAGTATACGGAATATACATTTGCCATTTGTAAAGTCAGTGCCCGCTTGAGTCAGGCTCCGTCTTCAGAACAAACAGACCTTTTGCTAGTTAAATGTACCCGTTTGGCAGCAATTACCTCTGCTGGGCAGCAACGATCTTCGTTCGGTCGGGCGGTGATGAATGTAACCCTTACTCCGGTAACGGCAGTTGCAATCACCGGTACACCCAAAGTTGGTGAAACGCTTATGGCCACCTTGACACCAGCGGAAGCGACTGGTGATTTCCAATGGCAACGTAAAGTGGATGGCCAGGGAGAAGCCCAAGATATTGAGGGGGCTATTGGTGACAGTTATATGATCCAGCCGGAAAATGAAGGCGATAAAATCCTTGTCAAGTTTATGGCAAACGGTTTGTATTCCGGAGAGAAGACAAGCGCAGAAACAGAAGCCGTACAAGCAGCAGAATAATTAAGGACTGTTGTTTCGGTTATCGAAAGCCTCGGAACTATCCGGGGCTTTTATATTTTAATCGAAAACGATTATGGATGCAGGAGCTGTAGAAACGATTGCTAAGATGCAATGTAAAATTGATAACTATGAGTATTTTCTTCAGAATTTGTTTATCAAATTGACAAAACCAAATTCAGAAGTACTATGTATTTCATTTGGGAAGGATATTAATAACGCCATATGGAGAGAAGTTGAGAAATTACAAAATCAAGTGAAAAGCCATGAGTGTAAAGCAAGTACTTCAACTGGAGAGTGAATCCGTTTCCTGCCAGCCGGTAAGTATTCCGTTTGAATTTACCCGGCTTGAATCATTACCGGAAGGAAAGACGGTAGGGGATAGTATCGCCATAACCCCGATCACTGTCCGCACCTGGTTTCGAATAAAGCCTCTTTTGCTTTATATCGATAAAGAGGATAGAGAGGTTTTGATTGCTGATAAGAATAAAGGATTTTCCAATCAGGTCGCCGAACTGATAGCCAAATATGACGAACTTATCTTTGAAATGGTATGTCTTGGCATTCATAATAAGAAAGGTGATATGCCGGACTGGTTCCGGGAAGTTCTGAAAGACAACTGTACATGGGAGGATATCTATATCCTTCTGAATGCCGTCTTGTACCGGGTAGGCTGTAACCCTTTTTCTCGTACTATCATAGCGCTGGAAGCTGTGAGCCCGTTAAGCGAAGTGGAGATAATAGCCCTTCAGAAAAACAGCGAGACATGGAAGAAGAAGGCCCTCAAAGCAGCTTCATGTTCTTAGTGACCTGCAACGAGGCTTTCGGCTATTCTCATGAACAAATATTGGATAGCAGCTTTGTTTTGTTGGTCGGCATGCTTCGTGAACGCGGTTATTTGATGAACCGAAGGGCCAAAGATTTTTATTCGGAAGATACGTCAATTAAAGAGGAAGATGGAGAATGGGTTGAAATGGTTGATTTCGATACTGGCCATGTGAAACGGATAAAGAAAGTTTTATCTGCATGACTATATATTATATTGAGAGTAGAGAAAAGGGTTTGTCATAGTGATAAATTTTGATTTGTTTGGTAGTAAGAAAGCCCTGCGGACTGTGAAGTTAGCAGGGCTTTGTTCGTTAAAAAGATATCGGGTAACGTTCCGGATGAATTATGCTGTCGATCTCAAGATCCACATCGATTGCATCCCAACGCAACGATTCTTCATCCGGCATGGTTACATCCAATACATCCGAAACTTTTGCATTTCTAAACCAAGGATATCTGTCATACGATAGATAATATTCCTTTCCTCCTACGAAAAGGAGGATACCGCGTGCATTAATCATTGTTACTTCCGCGGTGGTTGTTCCATTTTTCTCTAATAATACGCTCATGTTTTTGTACCTCCTTTAGTATGTTTGAAATTTCAGTTGAAGAAAAACCTTTATTCTCAGCCAAAGAAATAGAAGGTTCTATCCAAATTTTAGCCTTTTTTTCTGCCTGTCTGATATGTATATGCATTCTGTTTTCTTCTAAAGAGAAGAAAAAGAAACGCATTCCATTTTTATAAAAAACCGTTGGACTCATACAGCAAATATACAAAAGATTCCTGAATACAAATGCTTTTAGTTTATATTTTACCATAAACGCATTATGGGAATCAAAAGTAGGGATGGAGCCTTATTTATGGCTACTGGTATTGACAACTCCGGTTTATACGAAGGGAAACGCGAGGCTATGGGAATTATCAAGACTCTGGCAAGCGAGGTGACCTCTTTTGATATATTCAGTGGTATCGGTATCAGTGCGGCAACTGCTTTTGCACAAGCTGCAAAAAGCTCATACGACTTTGAAAAAGAGTTCCGGAAGAACATGCTGGAAGTGGCGACCATTTCCACACAGGTGACGGATGATATGACCGGTTTTATGAATCAGGTTATGTCCATAACCCAAGAGATACCGATTAAGGCTCCGGAGGCCGCCAAAGCACTCTATAGTATTGTTTCTGCCGGTCATGATGGGGCAGATGGTATGAAGATTCTAGAAGTTTCGGCTAAAGCAGCCGTGGGAGGGCTTACAGAAACCGAGACGGCAGCCGATGCTGTTACAACGATCCTGAATGCTTATAAGATGTCAGCAGAGGAGGCTGGTACAGTCTCGGATCAGCTTTTTACAACTGTCCGATTGGGTAAGACTACATTTGGCGAATTAGGAGCCTCCATAGCCCAGGTTGCGCCTATTGCGGCCGCATACGGGATCAGTATTGATCAGGTGTTGGGTGCAGTCGCTTCATTGACCAAACAGGGTACGCCGACAGCGCAGGCAATGACCCAAATCCGGGCTGCTATCCAGGGTACTGCCGGGGAACTTGGGGATGCCGCTTTTCAAGGGCGTACTTTCCAGGAAGCATTGCAGTTGATTAACGAGAAGGCTGGCGGTTCTGCTTCTAAGATGAAGGAAATGCTCGGTACGGATGAAGGATTGGCTGCAACATTGGCTTTGACCGGAAAGAATGCTAAGTCGGCAGCGAGTGATCTCGGAGAGTTACAGAACTCTTTAGGAGCTACGGAAGCCGCGTTTGAGAAGATGAAAGATGCTGCAGACAATCAGCTTACATTGTTGGCTAATAATGTACAGGCCTATTTGCGTCCTTTGGGAGAGAAGATTCTGAAAGAAGTCTCCGATATTGCCAAGGCTTTTAATGAAGCATTTGAGAATAACGATATAGAAGGTACAATATCAAACCTTGAATCGTTGGTAAAGAATGCAGCTGGAGCTTTTCTTTCATATAAAACAGCTATTCTATTAGTTCAGGTAGCTCAACATTCGTATGTAAAATCATCTGCTCTAAGCCGATTAGCGACAATTCAACATACGACAGCTACAGCATTACTTACCGGTGCTTTAAGAAAACAGGCTGTTGCTATGTTGGCAGCAGGAAAGGCAGCTCTTACAAACCCATATGTATTAGCAGTGGCAGGTGTTACCGCATTGGGATATGCAATATTCAAACTTGCGACACAGGCTACAGCTTCGGAAAAGGCGTTGGCTGCTCATAATAAGAGAGTCGCAGAAATGAGAGAATGGTCTGACGGAATGAGAAGTCAGACGGAAGAAATGTTGGGTGTGTTGCAAGATGAAAATAAGTCCACTTTGCAAAAGGTTGAAGCTTATAAAAAGTTACAAGAGCTTTATCCGAATGAATTGAAGAATCTTTCTCTACAGAAATTCCTTTTAATGGATATGGTTGAAGTCAATAAGATGTTGTCCAAGTCGATAGATGATCGTACTATGGCACAACAACGTGCAACTGTGAATTCCATTGAAGAAGAGATGGCTAAAAATAGTAAACGGATTTCTCAATTAGATAAAAAAAGTTGGATTGACACTAGCTTCCCAGAAGCACTTGAATTACGTCGGTTGCGAAAACGAAATGAGCAGCTAAAGATAGAACATGCGAAAGCAGTAGAGATCGTTGTACAAGGATTAAAAGATCGTACAAAAGCAGAGGCTTTGGTAAATAAACAATCAAAACAAGAAGAGACGAAGTTTGCAAAACCTGTAGATCAGAAAGAACTTGAGAAACAGAAAAAACTTCAAAAGGAACTTTTATCCCTTCGTCGTCAAAACCAGCAATCCGAAATTGACCTAATGAAAGAAGGTTCCGACAAGAAGATCGCCCAGTTGAATCTTGATTATGACAGGGAGTTGGATATTATCCGTGCAAGAGAAAAAGAATGGAGAGAGGCACAAGGAGGAAAGTTGACCAAAAAGCAGACGATTGAGATCCGAATGGCAAAAGTCAATGCTGGGGCCAAATTAGGAAATGCGACATCTGATGTTATCCATGAGCAGATTGAAGCAGAAGAACGCGCCATGAACGAATATTTGAAAGAATATGGTTCATATTTGGAAAAGCGTCAGGCTATCACGGAGCTTTATAATGAGAAGATAGCAAAGGCCACAACGGAAGGTGAACGGCTTTCCCTTGCAGAAGGTATGAAGAAAGAGCTGGCGGACGTGGATAATGAAGCCCAAAAGAGCACCTCCATCATCACCCGGTTGTTTGATGATATGAGTAAAAAGAATATCACCTCTATTCGTGCCATTGCGGATGAAGCGGAAAAATTCTTGTCTTTTCTTGAAAAAGGGGAATATTCATCTGATAATTCATTCGGTATAACCAAAGAACAGTTTGATGTTCTTCGTAAATCTCCAGATCAGTTGAAAGCCATTAAGGATGAAATAGCCAATGTCCGCCGTGAAGCCGACCAAATGGAGACCTCTTTTAATAAAGTTTCAAATGGCCTAAAAAAAGTATTTACCTCTGAAAGTGATGCCAAGAAGTTAAAAGAGGGTTTGGCTGAGATAGAGGAGGGCATGAATGAGATCATGCAGGCCGGACAGTTCCTCTCTGACACGTTTTCGAAGCTCGGAGATTCGTTCGGTGGTGTATTCGGCGGGATAGCCGAAGGCTTCAGTGTGGCTATGGACACTGTAAGTTCTGCAATGAGTGGTGCGAAAGCCGGTTCCATGTTCGGTCCACTCGGTGCGTCTGCCGGTGCTGCCATTGGTGTCGTTACATCTTTGGCCGGTGCCATCGCCAAAATCCATGACAAGAAGAACGAGAAACGTATCCAGCGGTTGCAGGATCAAATTGATACATTGGATAAATCTTACGGTAAGTTGGAAAAGTCAATCGAGAAGGCCTATTCAAAGGATGCTTCCAAAATGATTGAGCAGAACAACAAGCTGCTGGAGCAACAGAAGATCCTTATCCAGCAACAGATCAGAGAGGAACAGGACAAGAAAAAAACTGATGACAGCCGTATCAAGGAGTGGCAGGAACAAATCGAGGAAATCAACGACGTTATAGCAGAAAACAAGGAGAAGGCCAAAGATGCCATCTTCGGGGAAGACCTGAAATCTGCCATTGACAACTTCGCTAACGCACAAGCCGAAGCGTGGGCTTCCGGTGAGGACCGGGCAGAATCAGCGAAAGATACCGTCAAAAAAATGATGCGCCAGATGGTCACAGAATCCATCAAGGCAGCAACGGAATCTTCCGGAGCGATGGAGAAGATCCGTGACAAGCTGAAGGAGTTCTATGCCGACAATGTCCTTTCCGGCTGGGAACAGGATTATATCTATAATATGGCGGAAGAACTGCAAAAAGAGATTGACAGGCAGTTCGGTTGGGCTGATAGCCTGATGAAAGATAAGGTGGAAGAACCGGAGAAAGAAGAAGTTTCTGAAAATACCCTGAAAGGCGCGTATGCCAAAGCCTCTCAAGAAAGCATAAACTTGTTGGCCGGTCAGACCGGGGCCGTCCGTGTCCTGTTGGAAGACATCCGCGGCAGTATGCAACCGATCCGGGAACAAATGAAGCTGATCTATGATATGCAATCCAGAGGTTGGGAAGATGTGAAGGCCATCCGCGAACTATCAGATAAAGTGGAAAAGAATACCGATCGGATCGCCGAGAATACGAGAGAGATTAAAGAGGTTGCCGGTAAGATATCGGAAAACACTAGAGGCACGGTTGATGCCTTGGAAGGTACTATTAACGTAAAAGTAAAAATGTAGCATTATGGATAAAGAGTTTTTTGAGATAGCAAACCGGTTAGGTGCCTGCCGGTTGTTGCATGGCACGGAAAACAAAGAAGAGCTTATGCGCCTTCTGCTGACACCGCAGGGTACGGAGTTCTGCACGAAGAATAATTTCCCGTCTATGGAACAATTACGAGAGTTCCGGGGCAAGAAGGCCGAAAGCATGGGAATCTATATCGAGACGGACGTGAAACTGACGAATCCGGTGAAGGTATTCTTGGCCGGTTCCAAGGCAATCCTTCATTTTGATACGATCGGCCGCTACAACGTGATCCTGATGCACGGGGCGGAAGCCGAGATCCATGCGAGTAACTATGCCGTGGTGTTCGTAAAGAACGCTGGCGGTAAGGTAATAACTCATAAAGACCATACAGCACGTGTATTATGACAATAGACGGAAAAGACGTATATACTGAATGGGGATGTAAATTATTGGAAGGTTCTTTTGATGATCTTCTGAAATACCCCAAACGTAAGGCAGTCAAATATAACAACTGGGCGGAAGCCGACGGGATCGATCTCGATCTGTCGGTTGTGGAGTTCGAACCTAAGACCGTCAAGTTGAAATTCCTCATGAAGGCAGAAACGCTTGAGCAGTTCTGGTCTGGGTATAGAAAGTTTGTTGCTGATCTGTCCGCACCGGGCTATCGGGAATTCAATCTTATTGCCGGTATGACCAACCGCTTACGATTCAATGTCGGCTCTTCTCACGAACAGCCTGTGCCATTTAATGCAGGGGAGAACGTATCTGTGTTTGAACTTTCTTTTGTCGAGGACAATCATGCCATTTATCCGGCAACTCCGGCCGGCGGTATCGGGCTTCGCGGGCAGTATGCGATTAATGGGATAGACTTTGCAGACTTCGGTATAGGATCGGACGATAACCAGGAGGACATCTTGAAATATCCTGCGGTTAAGGCGCCGTTCACTGATGGCCGTACGGTAGACCTTTCGACAATCAAAACCCTGCATCGGGAAATAAAACTGTCCCTTTGGATGTTGGCCGGCAGTGTGGAAGAGTTTCTGAATAACTATCGGGCATTCTTTAGCCAGATATCCGGTGTAGGAAATCAGGAATTATATATTAAGACGTTGGATGGTATCATTCAGGTGTACTATACGGATTGCCCGTCCTTTTCTGTGGAAGTCTGGCAGGAGAACCGGATAGGGGCAAGATTCACTATTTCTGTTGTTGCTCCCGTGGTGAGTTGGATAGATGCCGGCGGTGATGTTCGTTACCGTGTGCTGAAAGATCCGGATTTGGGGTTATTGGCAGATGAGCAAGGTAGAATAATAGTTTTCAATTGATATGGCAGAAGAATTTGAAATAATCAGGGCTAATTTGCTTCCGGCAGCCGGAACAATAACCGATAATGATATGATCCTGATCATTCAGGGTGGGAGACCTAAGCGTGCTTTGCCCTCTGCAATGAAAGGTAAACAGGGCGATCCCGGCCTTAGTGCGTTTTTAGGGATAAACGATAAATACATCCTTTGGAAACAAGGAGCTAATGGTGCTTGGCAGAATCTGTTGGAAATTGAGAAAATTCGTGGGCCGAAAGGAGAGAAGCCGGTTTTTCGAAAGTTGAACGGTACGCTTCAAATGAAATACGAAGGTGAGCCGGATAGTGCATACGTGGATATTTTCGACCGTGAAGAATTGAAAATGAAGTTTTTCGATCTGACACCAGCAGAAGTGGATCAATTGAAACTGCATTTTTCTGATCTGACAGAGACTGATAAGGCCGAACTTATGAAGCCGGCAACGGATGCGGCAAAAGAGGTTCGTGAACAGATGTCCCAAATTAAGGAGGAAGCTAATACTGCTATATCGAATGTAAACACCGCAAAAGTGAGCGCAGAGGCGGCAACCAAGGCTGCAAATGATGCCGCAGCTTTAGCAAATGCCGCAGCTGGTCAAGCAACTCAATCTGCCGGAGATGCTAATGCAGCGACCAAATTGGCTGTTGCTGCCGCTGCATTGGCGGAGGAAAAAGCCGGTATAGCCAATACCGCAGCCGAGAATGCCGATACCGCAGCAGCTTCAGCCAATATGGCAAAGGAAGAAGCAGATAAAGCAACTGTTGAAGCCAATATAGCCGCAGGAAAGGCCAATGATGCCGCAGGAAAGGCTGACACGGCAACAATAAATGCCAATACCGCAACGGATAAAGCGAATGAAGCAGCATCCTCGGCTACAACTGCCGCCGAAAATGCTGATGCGGCTGTAGAGCGTGCGGATGATACCATAGCTTCTGCCGAGACTGCTACAAAATCGGCGACGGATGCAGCTTTAGCCGCAAACACGGCAAAAGAAAATGCAGACAAGGCGGCAAATACAGCCAAAGCTGCCGCTACTCTGGCCAATGAAAAGGCAGGACTGGCGGATACGGCAGCTTTGGCTGCTAATACGGCAAAGGAAGATGCCATAGTCGCAACCGGCAAGGCCAACACAGCCGCCGACCGCGCCAATCGTGCAGCCGAAGCCGCCGAAGGAGTCATCAGTGGACTGCAACCCGACTGGAACGTTACCGATCCTGTCAATAAGAACTACATCAAGAACAAACCGGAGATCCCGACGTTGGAGGCTATCCCGGACGAAAATACATTGAGCTATGTCAATACCGACGGTACAACCATCAATTTTCGTATCGGCGATGAAGTACGTGTAGCGGAAGAAGGAGAATATGTATTCTACCGGCTTTATGATCTTGCCGGGGGAAAAGCCTCGTGGCAGGAATCCGGCAGCGGTACAGCCTTGCCCGGTAATGTTTATCTGACAGGAGCCAATTATTACAATGAATCAGTACGAACGATAAAACAAGGATATTTAAGCAATGAGTAAGAAAGGTGCATTTATTTATCAACAGATCGAACAGACGACCGCCGAATGGGCAAGCGATACGACGGTCTATCCGGCATCGGTATGGCTCTTCGAACGATTGGAGAATGGCAAGTTCAGCATGAAGCTATCCGACGGAGTGCATACGTTTGCAGATCTTCCGGCTGTTTTGCAGGATATACAGGTCAGTGTCAAAACCAATAACGAAACGACATATATTCTCCAGATAACGACCGCTGCCGGCACATTTGATACACCGAATCTTAAAGGTGCAAAAGGGGATAAAGGGGACAAAGGAGAAACAGGCGCTAAAGGAGAAACCGGGGCAAAAGGTGAACAGGGCATACAGGGTGTCCCTGGTCCTCAAGGTGAACAGGGCATACAAGGTTTGCAAGGAGAAACAGGCGCACAGGGTCCAAAGGGCGATCGAGGCGAACAGGGCCCGCAGGGGATACAGGGCGAGAAAGGCGAAACGGGTGAACGAGGCGAACAGGGTCTTCAGGGCATACAAGGCTTGCCCGGCAAGGATGGAGCAATCACTGTAGATGCTCCATCTGATACATCTACGTATGGCAGGAAAGCCGGTGGATGGGTCAAAGTCGTTGAAGCTGTAACGGGAAAGGGGCTATCAACCAATGACTACAGCAATGAAGAGAAAACGAAGGTATCGGACTCTTTGAGGCTGAAAGAGTATGTCGATGTCAGTACCTTAAAGTCGCTTCCTTCATCACCGTATAACTTGCGTTTTACCTATTCGAGTACATCTGTGCAGGCGATCAACTTTGCGAATATAGGAAGCGTACCGGAGATGCAGGAGTTTTATCTGTCCATTAAGAACAACACCGGATCAACGATTAACCAACCGATCCCAAACGGTTCGGGCTGGCAATCGGAGGAAACAAGCGTTGAACTGCCAGCTGGTAAAGCCACAGGGGTATCGCTGAAAAAAGAACATGGGATAATTGTCGTAAGGGTCTAATAAATATAAGTAGATATGAAACTAAGACAGATGTTAGGAAATAGGACAATCAATTATGACAAGTATGCAAACGGAATTTATATACTGCATACAAACGGGCTACTTTTTAAGCGTGACAAGTGGAATTTACCCAATGATGAAGCTGTTGGAGTAGCCGTTATCTCCGACAATTGCAAGTTCGTGATTGCACCGGACGAATGTATGGATTACATACGCTGGGGACCGTATCAGGCAATGGCATTGGTCCCCGGCGCGACAACTTCAGCGAATCTGGATGTGGCCTTACAAGACTATGAAGGCATTCGGAACACCAATGCACATGTTGCATATTTTGGAAGCAAAGTAGACTATGCTGCAGGCTGGTGTAAACAATATGTCTTTAAAAATGGAAAGAACGGTTACATGGGGGCTGCCGGAGAATGGAATGAAGTTTTACACAATTTGTCAGAAATAGACCAGTGTCTATCCAAGATTGGTGGTATTGTTATTGATGAATACAGGGAAATAAATGATTATTATTGTACATCCACCCAAAGTGACGACAAGTATACATGGGCATATGTTTGGGACAATTATGATTTTGTAGAGCAAATCAAAGAATCCTATTTCCGTGTTCGTGCTTTTACCTCCTTAAATAATAACGAATAAATCAGAATAATTATGACATATATAAATAAAGTGATTCATTTTTGGAAGGTACAAGAAACTCTTCCTCCTTCTTATAAAATAGGTATCAGTATAGATGATTATAATGAGGGTGCTTTTTTACTTCTGAATACAGAACAGGAACAGTACCACAACGAACATCCGGATGCAACCCCGTTGGAGTGTTGGCACATGCAGCCCACTCCAGAACCTGAACCGACTCCGGAAGAATTGCTTTGGCGTGCCCGTGATGCCAAACGGCAGGAAATCTACGACAAAGACATCCATCATTATTATATTGATGAACAGGACGC